GACGAACTTGCCCGGAAATATGCGGTGAATGCTTCCGTGTTGAATACTTGTATCAAGCTTTATAACAGAAGCAATGATTACCGAAAACTGATGGGTGAAAAATATAACTGGGACATGATGGCCACCACCATCGAGACCCTACGCGAAGACTTTGGTCATGATCTTCCTGCCAGTACCCTTCGTTTCCGCAAGAAAGTGAACGAATATAAGCAATACGGTTATGAATGTTTGATAACCGGAAAATTCGGCAACCAGAACAAACGGAAGGTAACTCACATGGACGAACGCCTGGTGATGAGTTTGAAAGTACTTCCCAACCAACCATACGGCAGTGATGTGCATGAAATGTATCTGTCGTTTGTATGCGGTGAACTGGAAGTATGGGATCTGGAAACAGGAGAGATATTCAATCCGGAAAACTTTACGGATAAGAACGGGGAACCGAAAGAACTGAGCGAAAGCACTATCCGGAACATACTGAACAACCCGGCAAGCCAGCTGCTGATAGAAAAAGCCTTGCGTGGACGTATGGAATTCTATCATGAGCAAATGCCGCACATGCACCGCCATGGTGGTAAGTTCTCCCTGTCACAAATAACGATGGATGACGTGGATTTGCCGCGTCGGATGAAAGGCGGCGAGTATGTGCATGCCTATTATGCTTATGATGTGGTGAGCCAGTGCCGTATCGGGCTGGCCTACGGGCGGGATAAGGATGATGCCTTGGTAGTGGACTGTTTTCGTGATATGTTCCGGCTCATCGAACGCAACGGATGGGGTATTCCAGCCGGTATTGAGGTGGAGCAGCACTTGATGAGCAAGTATAAAGAAGGATTCCTGAAGGCAGGTGAGGTATTTAAGTTTGTGCATTTCTGTGCCCCACAGAACTCACAGGAGAAATATGCTGAAGCTCTGAACGGTGCGTTCAAGACAACCATAGCACATAAGAACCATGAAGCCATTGGCCGCTGGCATAACAAAGGTGCACGGCGGGTGGACCAGAAGAAAGTGAGTGACAGCAGCAACCACACCTGGGAAGACAGAAAGTATTATACGTTTGAAGAGCTTGTGGCGGACGACCGGCGCGATTGTGAAGAATGGAACAATACGCTTCACCCCAATCAAAAGAAATATCCCGGAATGACCCGTTGGGATGTGCTCGTAGCCAAAATCAATCCGACCCTTCGACCGCTTGATAAACTGACCTTGAGCAGATATATCGGAGAAAAGGTAGATACCAGTATTCGTAGAAATTCCACAGTACGTGTGGCAAATGCGGACTGGTGGCTGAGCGGTCCGGAAGTGCTGGAGCAGCTGGAACCAAACAACCGCAAGGTGACGGCTTACTATCTGCCGGATGAAGAGGGCAAGCCTACGGATGTCTTCCTGTACCAGAACGACCGCTACCTTGACAAGGTTCGTCCGGTAGTGACTTACAACCGGGTGATGGCAGAACAGACCGAAGAAGACCGGGTAGCCTATACAGAGCAAAACAAAGTTCTGAGTCATTTCAGCAAATACCTCAATGACCACGCCATCGGAAAGGTGGGAACCGGTACACCGGATCAGCCAACGGATGACCCGGAAGAGGAACTGGAACTTCCCCCGGTGGAACTATCCGATGATTTGCCAGCCGAATTGTCGGCAGATCCGGAATCAGATTATGAATGGCACTCCGGAATAAGCGAGGCAATGAGGGCCATCAGTGACATGTAAGAATAGAATTAGAACAACATTAAAACAGCGTTAGAATTATGATTACAGAAGCGCAAAAACAGAAGATTTTAGCAGCGATAGCCGTCAACCGTGCGAACTATCCCAGTGATGCCAAGCATGCTGCCTCTTTAGCCATCAGTACATCTGTGTACAGTGCAATCAAGAACGGACAGACAGACAAAGCCCTGAGCGATGCCAACTGGATAAGCATTGCCCGCAAATTAGGGGTGAACCTCCGTGGTGAAATGGAATGGAAAGCAGCCAAGACCCCGACCTTTGAATATATAACAGCCCAGCTGGAGTTCTCACAGCAGTCCAGCCTGTCGGGCATCCTGTGCGACATGCCCAATATCGGCAAGACTTTCACGGCACGTTATTATGTGCAGAGCCACAAGAATGCCGTGTATATCGACTGCTCGCAGGTAAAGACCAAATTGAAGCTGGTACGCAAGATTGCCGCGGAGTTTGGTGTGGACAGCAAGGGAAAGTATTCAGACGTGTATGAAGACCTGGTATATTATCTCCGTTCGATGGAAACCCCGCTTATCATCCTCGATGAAGCAGGCGACCTGCAGTATGAAGCTTTCCTTGAACTGAAGGCTCTATGGAATGCCACTGAACGCTGCTGCGCCTGGTACATGATGGGGGCAGACGGATTGAAAGAGAAAATCAACCGCTCCATAGAATGTAAGAAGGTGGGCTATACCGAAATGTTGAGCCGTTATGGTGACCGGTACAGCAAGGTGACACCAGATGATGGCAAGGAGCGCGAACAGTTCTTGAATAACCAGGCACGTATTGTGGCCAAGGTAAATGCCCCAGCAGGTGCTGATATAGCCCAGATTGTACGGAAGACACGCGGTGGTTTGAGAAGAGTCTATACTGAGATTGAAAAACTTAAAATGAATGAATTATGAATAGATGCAACAAAAACAATAAATCCCCTCGTGTGAAGACTGGAACAAATCAGTTACTGAACGAATTGCTTGCGCTACGAGAAAGGCTTGATGTGCTGATTTGCATGTGTGACGCAGAATTAAATCAGCGCCAAAGCATTCAGCCCTCCCGCCCTCTCCAAAGACCTTGTATGGAATGTATCGATGTCGAGTCACTTCCCATTCGTGAGTTGACAGTGGAGGAGGAGCACATGCTTGTAGGAGCGGATTTAGAAAGACGGTTTCAAAACGATGAAACCCATCATCCGTTCGCGTTGGAACATTGCTAAATAATGAAACTCTTATGTGTATTGAATCATTCATGATGCAAAAATATAAAAAAATATGAAGCGTGCGTACAGTCCGAAGGAAATAGCCGCCAAGAAATGGGTTACTCTGCCGTGGAATGAGAAATGGAGCAAACCTTTCGGGTTCCCGGCAGAGAACGCTTCGTGGTTCATCAGTGGTGCCAGTGCCAGCGGGAAGAGCAGCTTTGTGATGCAACTTGGAAAGGAACTGTGCAACTATGGGACGGTGCTGTACATGAGTTACGAAGAGAAAATC